TGATGTCGCGGGTGGTATATTTGTTAGTTTAAAGAAAGGCATTTGTAACATCGATGATTGGACTATAGATACTATAGATGGCAAACCAGTAGTGTATTTGTGTAATGTAAGCACTGATATGGAGAAGATGATAACGGCTTTTAAAATTATAATTAAAATAAAACAATTAAATATTGATTGGAGTGTCACGGAAAAATTTAAAACGATACAAGAATATTTAAAATCATATACCAAAGAAAAGAAGAAGCAATTGAAACTTGTGAATACTTTTACGAAAGGGTACACGGAATCTATTGAATCGATGGATAAACAATTACGTTTATTTATTGATAATTTGCAAGCATAGATATTAAATATAATGTATATTTAATATATATATATGGAAGACTTTATGAAAAGACTGAAAGAGAATGATAAGGTGCTTGTTAAGGCTACAATACAAAATAAGACGAAAGAATGTTATTTTTTAGGAACAGTAAATAAAAGCGAATATAAAGAAGGAGGGAATCCTGAATCATTATTGCATATTAAATTAGACCAAGATGATGGTGATAAGGTTCGAAGAATAAAATTAGATGGAATTGATATTGATGAAGTAAAAAAACTTATAATACCTATAGATCATCTTTTTAAGGATGAAAATATAAAACCTGCATCTATTAAAGGAGAATGTGGCGTTAATGATGATAATTGCGATGGGGAAATGGGCGAAAAGGAAATGCCGAAAGGAGTCACAAATCAGACACTTAATGTAGACATGGAGGGAGTAGATATGGCAAAAGGAACAGATCAAGACCCGTTTGACGAAGTAGTAGGGGAGCAAATTGTCGGTGGAGTAAAAGGGAATGAAGCATTAGTAGTACAGGATATTGAAGACGAAGAACAATTTGAAGACATGGGAGGAGGAAAGAAAAAGAAGAAAAAGAATCGTAGCAGAAGTAAAAAAAATAAAAAGAAGAGAAAAAGAAAAAATAGTACAAAGAAAAAAAATTAATTATATTAATTATTAATATAATTAATGTTTTATTTTTGTAAATATAAGGACATATTTGGTAAGCCCAAAGAGGGAGTTCATAGTTATAGAATTATGAATATTGCTATAGTTGATGTATTAGCTACTATATTGTTAGCGAAAGCAATACAATATTATATAATACCAGAAACAGATATATGGCTGATATTAGCAGGTAGCTTTCTATCAGGTATAATACTACATAGAGTGTTTTGTGTAAAAACAACAATAGATAAGCTATTATTTGGATGAAAGTATATCAATATAAAATCTTTCGAGTTTTTTTAGATTGGTTTTACTTTTGGCGAAAGAAAGTAATTTAGCTTCAATATTTTTTTTATTGTATTTAATTTTTAAGGTTTTATACAAATTTTTTTTATTTTTTGATTTTTTTAAATAAACAATTAATCTACGAACAAGTTCTTTTGTGATAATATCTTTCATTGGATGTTTGGAAGGAAAATCAGAAGGTAAATTAAGATTATCTAATCTATTGTTTGCGGCATATTTAATTCGAGGAATAACAGGATAAGTACCGCCGAATTCGTGATGTTTATAAATTGTTTTGAGGGGGTCTATTTTCTTTGTACTGTTTTTTCTTTTTCTTTTATTTTTATTTCTTTTTGTTTTGGGCATAATTATATTATAATAATATAATTATTTATTATAAATGGAAAAAATAAAAAAAGAAATAGAATTCGATTATATATTTAAAATAATATTACTTGGTAATTCGGGTGTTGGGAAAACCAGTATTGTTAGAAGGTTGAGAGATAAAGGATTTACTTGTAAAGGAGAACCAACAATAGGATTAGACTTTTCAGCAATACATAGTAATATTACTAATGGAAAGAAAGTAAAATTTCATGTTTGGGATACGGCGGGTCAGGAAGGATTTCGTAGTATTATATCATCATATTACAGAGGAGTTGCTTGTGCTTGTATAGTGATAGATGTATCGGATAAGGAATCATTAATGAACGCATCTAAATGGTTGAAAGAATATGAAAAATATAAAAGTGCAGGCGCCAACTCAGTTCCAGTTATAATAGGTAACAAAACGGATTTACCAAGAGCGTATCATTACGAGGAAGGTGAGAAGTGGGCAAATGAAAATGGTTGTTTGTATTGGGAATTGAGTGCCAAAAATAATGATAATACATCAGGTCTATTGTATTTTATAGGGAATAATATATTTAATAATTGGGATGGGATTACGGAATCAGTAGGGATTACAAAGAATGTTATTAAAAAAAATATAGAATTGGGAGTAAATACAAGAGATAATTTTATGAAAAAGTGTTGTGTGATAGTCTAATATTGGTATAACATTCTAACTTGTAAAGCAAAAGACCAATCCATGTTATTAAGATTAACTATATATCCTTTGTCATTTAATAATCGAACTCGAAAAGCAGATAAATTAACAGGACCAAAATAAACTCTTTTTGTAAGATCGGGTCGTGGATTATTAAATGTGAATGTTCCAAAATTAGTGATAGGACCATTAGGTATAGGTATTCTAATAAGAACATCAGTAGAAGCGGGACTTGTATATCTGTCAGCGGGTTTACCACTCATAGCAAGTTTAATTTGGTCAACAGTATAAAGTTGTGCTTGTGTTAAATTAGAACTAAGGTCTCTATTAATTTGTCTTGTGCCTCTACAATCCCTCTCAGGCAAATTAAATAAGGGTGGAGAGCAACCAGGGTCCATAGTTTGCTTATTATAATAGCTTGGTAATGAGAAATTGGCTTTGTTACTGGTGATTGTAACAAGGTCTTGATTAGGTTTGCTATTTTGAAAATCATCAATAGAAAGAAGAAAATATCTTGGACCTAATAAATCAAGTAAAGCTTCTCCAGTAGCTTTTTGTGTAGGTTGAATAATATATTCAGTTAATCTAAAACCAAGTAAATAACCAAGATTATAATCGATTTTTTGACCTACACCACCACCTTCGACACATAAAGAAATGGATGCTGAGGGTCTATACCATTGTATTTTAATATTGAATAGATTGTTGTTTTGAACGGATATTTTATGTTTTAGTGGGTCATATTCAAATAATAAATTTAAACTTGGGTCTACAGCATTAAGAGCATTTACAATATCTTGTGGTGTTTTATAGTTGCCGGCGGGGATGGCTTTAGGAACACCATCTTCTCTATCAGTGCAAAAATAGTTTGTTCCATATTCTTCATTAAATACCCACCATGTATAAGGTATTTCAGCACTTAATAAAGTGATTTCCATAGATTTTTTTAAGGGTTGATTTAAATTAACGGTATAATTGGTGGAACTCTGTAATTTTTTATTAGAATTAGGACCGATTGAAGGGCAAGATACGGACGATGGGTCAAGAATAGTGCGATAAGCGCTGTCGAAATTAATGGTTCTTGTAATGAATTGAATAGCAGTAGGATTTGTTTTTCCTTGTCTATAAAATTGTTGATGTGAATAGGCGGATGGCATTCTTATTTCAGCAATAACATTTTGCCTATCGTCAAGGTTTTTAATTTTTCCGGAATATCTATCGCCAATAATAATATCATCTTGTTGTTTAGCACCAACACCATCAAAGAAAATACTTTCTTTTTGAATATCATCTTTTTCACTTAATAATTTTTTTCTAACATCAAAGAAAAATTTCTTAAACGTAGGTTGTTTATCATATTTATCGATAAATCTTTGAGTAATACTAACAATATCAGCTTTTGTTAATTTTATATCTTGTAGAACGCCCATAATAGCGAGTAATTCTTCGCTTTGATAATTACTAACATCAAAATCTGTCATATCAGGCTTGGACATATATATACTTTCTATATATTTTATCTAATAAAAAATCTAATTAATTAATATAATGAACGTATTCGATAATTTGATGGCTCCATTAGAGAAGGACTATTGCGTATATTTCTACGTAATGGGATTGTTTTCTTTGTTAAGTGCTGTAGTAGCATTAGTAAGTGTAGTTCCATGTATGATGGATAAGAAAAAGAACCAATATTGCTTTAATTTAGTATTGTTGGCGGTTCAAATGGGTGTAGGATATTTAGTAAATAGAATGCTATATAATATGTGTATTAATTGATTGTAGTTTGATATCTAACTATTATCAATTGAGTGAAGTGACATCTGCTTTTTCACCAGTTAAATTTTCAGCAGATTTTTTTAACTCATCCATAGTTGGTATATGAGCATTTTTCCTGTAAGGTTCAAATTTTTTATATTTATCAGTGAAATCGATAATAGCGGGTAGTCTGGTAATACCCTTATCATTCCTATAATAAGAAGGTATATACTTAAATTCATTGCGACGATATGGATATACAGCAATAGTATCTTTTGGAACTTGTGAAGAGATAACTATTCTGACAATTTTAGGTTTTGATGGATTTTGTGCTTCTAAGTATTTTTCAATAAATGCAACCTGTCCGGTAGCTTGTATAAAACAAATCATTTCATTTCCTTCAGTTCCACAAACATTATCCATTAAGAATCCATTGTGGTCGTTATATATGGCTTTATATAGAAATGGATAACCAAGGCCTTTGCCTTTAGCAAAGAAACCCTTCAAACTCCATGGGTCTGTTATGTCCAATCTTTCATATTTTTTTTTTAGTTCATTGTCATCTAAATTTTTACCAGTAACAATCTTATGTATTTCTTCTTTTAATTGTAGCTGTTGTTTTCCCCATTCGCTGGCATTTAGATCGAATTCTCCATCTTTATTAAATACTTGAGGACAACACAGTCTTACAGGTCCACTCATTCTATAATTAGTGTTTAAATACATAACATAGTTACGTGCGTGAGGGGCGTAAGCAAATTCAAGGCTTGTTTTAGAACTCATGATTATTATAGTTAATTAACTATTAATGTTTAAAATGTAATCAATTTTAAATAATTAAACCTTGAAAGGGGTGCTTTATTTTCAGTGCTTTTTTCGAAGTAAAATTGAATTACTTTATATTATAATATATAATATAAGAAATGACATCAGTATCTAATACAACCATGAATTCAAAAATGCCTTGTGATTGTGATATATGTTGTGAGCCATTCACAAAACAAGTAAGAAAACCAATTCGTTGTGGTAACTGTGAGTTAATAGCGTGTGCAAGTTGTGTAAAACAATATTTATTAAGTCAAAAAACAAATCATTGTATGGGGTGTAAAGTGGGTTGGACAGACGCATATTGTAGTAAAGTATTGGGTGGGTTTATGCATGGACAATATAGAAAGTATACTAAGGAATTATTATGGGATATGGAGAAAGCGAGAATGCCAGAGACGATGCCTGCGGTTGAAAGAACGTTAAAGCTGAGGAAGATGAAAGAAGAGGCGCAAGAAATGGAGAAACAAATTGAAGAGGCAAGGCGCGTGTATGAAAATCTAAGGAATATGCAACATACATTAAGGAGGAATATAGAGATGGGAAATGTAGATGGTTCTTCAAAAGAAGAGATGGAGACCAAAAAGAAGCAATTTACAAGGGCGTGTCCTGTAGATGGTTGTACTGGTTTCCTATCTTCACAATGGAAATGTGGTGTATGTGAGACGTGGACATGTAAGGATTGTTTAGAAGTTATAGGTAAGGATAAAGATGCAGAACACACTTGTAATCCAGATGTTTTGGCGAGCGCTCAGTTGTTGAAGAAAGAAACAAAGCCGTGTCCATCGTGTTCAGCTGCTATATATAAGATATCTGGTTGTGATCAGATGTGGTGTACACAATGTAAGATACCATTTTCGTGGAGGACTGGATTAAAAGTAAGTGGAACGATACATAATCCACATTTCTATGAATGGCAGAGAAAGAATCAAGGGAATGTTCAGAATCCGGGTGCTGTTATGTGTGGTGGTATTCCAACCTGGGCAATGTTTTCAAATATTCTTAATAAAATAAGATTTACAAATCCCGATGTAAATAGATGTGGTATTCATTATATGCGTTGTTGGTATCAAAGTAATAATGGGTATATCGCTTATTTGTCGAGCACCGAAGGGGTAACAAATTGGACTCACCATATAAGTTGTTTAGATGCGGTAGTGCAGAGGTATAGACGGTATCCTCTTACGGTAGCTAATGATACTAATAGTGGTATAAAAGAAGAAGCTTGGTTTTATTGCTGGCATCATAGTAAAAAAAATAACAGGGAAAGATATGAAATACCATTAGAAAAGGTGATTTTAAAAGATAATCTTGACGGTAATCCTATAATAGACATTAAAATACCTCAATTATCTATTGAAATATATAATCTATGTGAGACGTTGAGAGTAAAACATAGAGGATGTACTCATTTTCAACACGTGGAATTGGATGGTTACAGGCGTAAAGTGAATAGACATACAAATGATCATGAAACTGAGCGTGTTTCATATATACTGAAAGAATTGAGTGAAGAGCAATTTAAATCCAAATTAATTAAAGAGGATAGAAAACATAAAAAGGAAAGAGCTATACTTGATATATTTGAAGTGTATAATAATGTAATAGGTGATTGTTGTAGGACGATGTATAATGAGAGAAACGGAGATAATGTATTTGCCGTAGTAAAACGAGAGCTGAATAAGATGGAACAAGTCAGATTATACTGTAATTGTGAATTGATGAAATTAAGTAAAACATATCAACAGTGTGTTCCTATTATTGGTTATGATGGCTATACTGTGAGTCATAATTATAAGTATTATAGTGATGCGTGGAGAAAAAGAGATATGGACGAAGAATTAACAGAAGAATTATTGAATGAAGCAAATAAGCATTATAGAGTTGATCTAAAAAATAAACTACCAAAATTTATAAAAAATCCTAATTATGTATTTAAGGCTCCTGATGAACTGGATATGGAGGTGTTTGATATGTATCTAAGGGGCTATGAATACAGGAGAAGAGGAAGATTTTAACGGATAAATAAATTTCTTAAAAAGTTGTAAACAAACTCAATATTTTGAGGTTGTTTTTTAATGTTAGGACATATATGTCCGTGTTTTACTTGACCACAACTATCGCAACGACGAGCCTTGAATGCGAATATAGGCTTTAATTTACAGGTTTTATTATTTTTATTTAATTTTCTATGTTTTTCATCTTTTATACGGTGACAAGTAGAGCATCTTCGTATAGTTTTCTTTTTATTTTTCCAATCAAAATTACCATTGATATCTATAAATTCTTCGTGTGGAGGAGCAGTGAGAATTCTTTCATTTTTTAATGAGAAACAACCAGTATTCCACCCTCTTTTAAGATGATGACTACCTTTAAAAACTAAATTTTCAAGAAGTTTGAGCGGTTTAATATTATTAGGATTGGTTAATATATTTTTTCTGGTTATATGAAATTTACCTACATATAGGAATGAATTATAATAATCATCATTATATATTCTAACGCCCCATTCTTCACATCTTCTTGGAACATTTTTTATTACACCAATACCTTCAATTTCATTTTTTTCATTGTTCATTTCTAATATAAATATACCAGAATTTGGTTTTATACTTGAAGGTATGTGTGTCATACGAGTAAGCATAATAAAGGATTCCCTATTGTTTCTTTTTTTGAAATCAACATTTTCTTTGTACGTTTCAGTAGTAAATTTGGATGTACCAATATTAGATACTGAATTTATGAAATTGATATCTTGTTTATTCATGAATATTAAATATTGTAATGTATAATATTTAATATCAATTTTATTAATTACACCATATTAGCGCATTTGATTTTTTCTTCGCCAAATTCCAATTTTTCTTAGCGTTAGCCGTTACCTTTTTAACATTGCAAGATAAATTGAATAATGTTTGAGTAAGATTTTTAGACTGATTTTCTTTAGATATTTTTTTAATAATATCAAGGTCTTCTGGTTTTGTATCATATATTTTTGTTAATTTTGCGTCTTTTTTAAGGAAGAATGCTTTATAATATTCTTTTTGTAATTTTATCAATGTATCATTTTTTTGAATCAAATCCTTAGGATACTTCCCTATCCTGGTGAATGCTTTTGTATAAGATTTGTTTCTATTTGTGTGCATATGTAATACCATAGCAGAAGGTATCCATTCTTCGTCAATACCTTTTTCTTCCCAATCTTTATTTATCATTTCATATTTATCAAAGAAATGTCGTATATGTTTTGCGTGACAATCACGAAATCCTCCATAGTTATAATTTAATTCATCGGCAATTTTTTTGTCACCTTTATTTAATTCTATTTTTAAACGTGTAATATTATGATTTAATAGTGCTGTTTTAATTAAAATAGCGGTTTGGTGGTCTTTTTGTTTCATTGCTCTTTCAGCCAATCTCAAATAAAAATGGATATTATGTTTGACTTTTTGTTTTGTTAAGTATTTTTCACCATCACTTAATATTAAAACAACCAAGTTAGTAACAGCATTATTGGTATAATATGGTATAGAATTTTCTTTATTATATAGATAACTTATCAATTTTTTGGCTGCTTTTCTCATTGTTATTGTATTTTCTTCCAACTTTCTATCAAAATCAGTAGTCATTAAATCCATAAATACCTTTTTAAGATTAAAATTTTTATAACCCAAACATCCAGTGCTTGCTGTTCTGTTTTGATTACTTGGTGAGGGTGGAGGTGTAAGCTCAATTTCAGTCCAACTGTTCATTCTATTTAATTTGTCCGATGGGGCGAACATATTAACAGATTTGAACAATTCACAGCCTACTTCAGATAAAGTTCTGCTCTTTCTCTTAACAGGCATATTTATAATTATTTAAAAACAAGTTATTTTTAAATAATAATATAATGAATCCATTCTGTTGTGACTGTTTATTGGCATTTTGGGGTTGTTATTGTTGCGGACACATAGGTTTTTTTGGATACGATATAATAAATGAGAGGTATGATGTGACTAATAAATGTAAAGAAGCTTGTAATAATATGTGTAATAAAATGAAGAGACGGAAGGGATATGATAGAGTAGAATTAGAAATAGAAGAAATGGAACCAGAAATGATACCATCAGAAATAGGAGAGGATAAGATTTTATATAAGTCATATAAACCTATGCGAACTTTATATGAAATACCAGATTAGAATCGTATTTTCATGTTGTCAATTATATAAAAATAGATAGACCATTGGGCGAAACTTTTGACATAATTTGCGTGAAGGCCTCTATAGAAAGCTATTAAACCACCTTCATTTTTGTATATTTTTTTTGTTGCGTCAATTATACCATTATATTTTGGAACGGTGGAGTCATAACCTTGTAATTGAAGTCGTCTTCTTATAAGGTCCGTAGGATATGTAATGCTTAGAGACATTACACTTGCTAATCCACCATTTATGAATGGATACTCAGTATTATATTTTTTAACAACATCTTGAAAATAAAATAAACATCCACTAAAACTTCCAAAACCAACAATACTTGTTCCAAGTCCACCATACAATTTTCTTATGGGAGTTTTTCTAAAAACATCTATAATACCATTATATTTTGATTTATTTGTTTGTAGCGATAGATAACTACGAGTTGTTTCGAGTGGATAGATAAGACTCATAGAGATACAACCAGAACTTGCGCCAGATATTAATTTATTATTAATATCTTTGTTAATTTCCTTAAAAATCATATAATTTAAGGTGTATTGTGGTGTTCCTTTAACAAGGTTAACATAATTACCTTTCCATAAGTAACGAATACCTTCTTTTTTTAAAACATCTCTAATAGTTGAGTTAGGTATGAAAGGATTTTGCCTTTGAATGCGCCATAGTTCTATAGGCGCTGTAAGCGTTTTTGATACGGCAGAAGAAACACTTCCTTTAAAGAAATTATCTAAAAGTTCGCTCATCATTTCTAATATATAAGAAATATTTAAATAGATTGTAAAATAAATATAAAAAATAATTATAATTTTATATTAATATGTCGTATAATGAAACAGAAGCTGACTTTATAACAAGAGAAGATGATATGGAAAGATATGTAAAATCATATAAATACTTGGTAATAAAAGCTGATAGAAGTGTAGAATTATATCAATCATTAAGACGAATACAGAAAGATATATTAGTGGACTCATCAACAATATCAAAGAAGATGAAAGAAAATGGTGGAGATCACTGTATATGCGTGTCTAAACCAATGAACTATGTGTTCTATATAAAAAAATTAACATAGTTGATTTCTTAAAACCCATCCAGTTTTTCTGGCTAAATATCTATCATAACTATTATGTTTTTTATCAATGCCTTTACCTGTATCAATGAGACGACGTTTGTTTCTTAAACCGTGAACGACGCCAGAAGTCATAAAAGTTTTATTGTTTGATTGTTTTTCTGTAATATTACCGGGACCGCCAATATTACTGATTTGTAAATTCATAGCACAATCGTTATTTACTTTTGTGGTTTGATTTTCTGCCTGTTCTTTTGTTACGGCCAAAATCTTTCTATTAATAGTATCCGTGCTGGATTTTTGTTTATATTTCTTATCATTTAAACGAGGGTCACGAGGTTTAAATATATCACCGAAACAACAATTATTTTGAGGATAGCTCATAGTATATATATTAAAACAGATAATAAAATTGATTTAAATGTAATAAGAAATAGTAAAATATCTATGCCAACTAAGTGTCCGCACTGCTTTAAAGAATATAAAACAGCATCATCGTTTGCTAAGCATTTTACAATATGCCATGCCCTTGCTAATGCTGAAAAAAAAGATGAAATATTAAACACATTACAATTAACTAATTTAGTAAGGAAACTGATAAAAGATAATGAAAAACTTAAAAAAAAAGTAGATGAGTTGGAGAAGTGTGGAGTTAGTAAAAGAAAAAATGTGAATATTGTGAAATGGATGAATGATAATTTTAAGGAAGGAAAACATTTTAAGGAATGGGTTGATAAAATGGTTGTTGATATTAAAGCATTAAAATATGTTTTAGATGTTGGATTTAACAATGGTGTTATTGATATAATACTTAAAAATTGTAAGGAAGAATGGAATAGTAATCATATACCAATAAGATGTTTTAGTGAATTACCAGGAATATACGTGTTTGACCTTAAATGTTGGCGATTAATAAGTGATAAGGAATTTAAGGAAATTATTTGTTTAATACAAAGAAAGTTATTTATTGTTTATAAAGATATAGAAGACAAAATGGATATAACAAATTGTGATAAAAATGATAAATATTTGAAAGATATGAGAATATTATGTGGTGATGGTCAATTAGAAAAGAATAGTTTAATAATAAAAAATAAATTTTATAAAGAAACGAGACTTAGTGGACGAAGACTTGTTTATCAACAATATTAATTTAAAAAAAAGCCGAATATAGAATATAAATGGAAAAACATTTATATTGTATTAGACACGGATTGGCATTACATAATGTTCTTTTTTGGCATATGGGATCAAAAGCTTATACCGAACATAGGGACACACCACTGTTAGATGAAGGTTATTTACAAGCTCAAAAATTAAGAAATACTTGGGAAGATATAAATAAAATAGAATTGGTGTTAGTATCTCCCTGTTTAAGAACACTTCAGACGTGTAGCAATATATTTGATAAAGTAGGAACCAATACAATAGCATTGGATTGTTTAATAGAATATCCTATGGGTGGAGATGAAATATGTAATAAAAGAAAAGATAAAGAAATGTTATTGAGTAACTTTCCCTGGATAGATTTCAGTAATATTAAAAATAAAGTGGATTGGTCTGAGAAAAATGAAACAGTTAAAGAATTAGAAAAAAGAATAGAACAACTTAAAGAATATATTAAAATAAGACCAGAGAAACATATAGCAATAGTATCGCATAGTTCATATATTGGTCAAATGATATTTAAAAAAATAGAAGATGAGGAAAATGAATTAAAACATTGTCATCCATATTTATATAAATTATGACTGTAGGTTCGATATTTGCTGTAGGTTTTATGTTACTTTTTGTTGGTGCGATAGCGTGTCTTTCTTTATACGCGATATTAACAGAAAGACAGCAAAATAGGCGTGTAGGAGTTATTTAGATAGTGTCTTTTTTTTAGTGCGGTTTTTGCGGTTATTTTTTTTACGTGAAGGAAAAGCCTTCTTTTTCTTCTTTCTTTTTCTCTTATTTCCACCATGTTGTTTTTGTGCTTCAACCCTTTCTGGTCGTTTATATGCAAAATATAATTGTGGAAGTGGTTCACCCTCAGCTAAAGACATATCACTTTTTAATGATTCTATTGTATCTGTATCATTAACTTCTTTTATTACTGTGCCATTTTCTTCGATTAGATATAATTTCATTGTTTTCCAATGTTGAGAGTCTGTTAATCCTGTATTTCTGGCTTGATAGTAAAATCTTAATAATATTAATGGGTCCTTCATATTTATATCATATTTTAACATTGTCCCTTTTCCTGATCTTAAATTAATTCTAACTCTTTCTTCTTTAATCAATAATTGATAGTATGCCTCTATATTATCTTCCATAGCTTTAATTAAATCACTTGGTTCTTTTTTTATAATTTCATCTAAGTTTTCATATAAGTCATCTAATTTATCCATAATTAATATATAATGATAAAAAAAGTTATGTTTTTATCATTAATTTAAAAGTATTTTTCTGTGAATTCTTTTATAGTGAATATAGGTATTTTTAGTGATATGGCTTTTTCAGTTTTAGAAGAACCGTGGTCTTTATTTTTAACCAAAACTAAACAGGTTTTAGAATTAACAGTGTTAGTTAGAACAATACCGAATTTTTTGAATTGTTCTTCTAATTTTTTGTCTCTAAATCCCGTAATAGCAATTTTTTGACCATATAATGGATGACCAACATTAATATTGGTGTGTTTTACATATTTTAATTTACTTTCTTGTTTAATAACTCTCATAAATTCTACAAAATCTTTTATATGTGGAACAAATAACATAGCCGTTTTATCCTTAAATCCGGGTAAAGCAGCTATTTTTTTCAATTTATCTTCATCTGTTTCTTGTGATATGAGTATATCAGGATAAGTATTCAATATAGAAGTTACCCTGGAGAGCCCCATACCTCTACCTAATATATTGGTAGCTACAAGAAGTTCTGGTAATGTAGATTTAATAATACAACTTTGAATACTTTTGTGAATTTTATTAGCGGTTTTATCTTTGAAACCTTCTACAGTTAGGAAATCATCAATTGACATATTAAGAATATCTTGTACGCTATTGAAACCAGCGTTCATTATTCTTTGAACGTTACCTCTACCTAAGCCAACTACACCAATATTAACGAAGAAAGCATGAATCATTTTTAATCTTACTGTGATATCGTCATCAGGATTTGTGAGAACATAGTCAACTCCTTGTAATTCAACGTTGTATTGCTCAGGTGGAGGTTGAATTTCGACTGGTTCAATAACACTATGAACTTTTGGAATAACATCACCACTACGAATGATTTCAACAACAGCACCAACATCAATTCCATTATTGCGACGATACAATTCATTATGTACAGTGACATATGTAATAGTAGCGCCACATAAATTAACAGGTTTCACCTTGATTTTAGGCTTTAAATAACCATCTTTACTTGGTGACCATATGACTTCTTCCACAACAGTTTGTGCGATTTGGTCATCAGTAATGATTTTGAATGCCCAAGCGTGTTTTGGATTACCTGAGATTCTTTCAACGATTCTATCCTGAGTAATGATAATACCATCAATTTCAAATTCATAAGACTGTTTCCAATCGAGTAATGTTTGTTTTAATACATTGAAAGGACTTTTTGTTTTTTTTAGTGTTTCTGTGGCTATATATTTGACTACATTAAAACCAATTTTCTCTAACATTTGAAGTTGTTCAAGAGGGCTTCTAACAGGTTCAATTAATTCATAAGCTACGAAGGTTAAATCTTTAACAACGTTAGGATCAACTGATTTGGCGTTTAAAATACCAGAAACGAAATTTCTTGGATTAGCGAATTTATCACTATATTTTTCAGCGAAGAGTTGTTTTTCAATAAGAATTTCACCTCTCACACTAATACCAGGATAATTAGGTAGGTTTAAATATGGTGCTAAATGAGTTACATTTTGTCCGACTTTACCATTACCTCTGGTATATAATAATAATTTACCGTTTTCAGTAGAGTATCCCATAGAACAACCATCTAATTTGGCACTAACAACGTGAATACCTTTCCATTCTTTCGATTTTTTATTAACTCTATCTTCTTTCTTAATTTTATCCATAGACCACATTTCATAAGGAAGCTTCATTTTACGATCTTCATCAATTTTTATAAGGGTATGACCTTCATGAACAACCTTATTGTCTGGATACTTTTCTTTGATGAAATCAATAAGATAATCATATTTGGCATCGCTCATAATAGGTTGATTATTATTGTAATAACCGATATTGGCTTCTCTAACTAATAAAGTTAGTTGTTCTTCGGTATAATCCGCCAAAACCTTATTATTGTTGATAAAATCCATTGTTAATTTGTGAAGATTATTGTGCTTTTTCTTTCTGGTTTTATTTTTTCTTTTAGTAAAAACTTTAAAATTCTCAGCTGTTTCGCGGTCTTCAGGCTCTACCCATTTGATATTTAAGAAGTCGAATATATCCTTTTCATCCTTAAATTTATGGTCTATTTTTGCTGATTTTACACCCTTTTTAAGCTTACATAGACCATGTTCATTCATAGTATAACCCATTTTAAGTGCTTGTCCTCTCATAAGTGTGTTAAATATTTTACTACCAGTGAAATATAATACAGCGAAAGGATATTCTTCTTTCGTGGTAAACATGAAATCCAATCGTCTTGCCGGATGACCACGCAATTTACCGACGGTTAATGATTTTTTCTGCCCTTTTGACAATAGTTCAATAATAATACGCTGTTTAACCAATGCTTCAATAAACATATCGAAAACTTTTCGGTCATCTGTTTGAGATGTGATAATAACGTCAATATCACCTGAATTATCAGCGCCTCTTCTATAAGAACCAACGATTTCAAAATGTAAGCCGTCAATATTAATTTTGCTCATTTTTGTTCGATAATGTTCAATTTCCAATCTTGGAATACGCTTTAAGATATCTTCATAATATTTCAATCCTTTTTTTTGAACATCATTCAATAAATGATCCTGATATTCTCTAAGCTCATCAATTGTTGTCACTTTATCGTCATTAACAAGCGATGCTGCCTTCTTAGGGCCTATACCATAAACATTTGTAAATATATTTATTGGATCGTTTTTGAATTTTTCAATCATTTTCAGCGTTCCTGTGGATTTAAATTCCTTGAATTTAGACACTGTTGAGGCACCAATGTTCTTGATTTTACCCAATTCAACAGGGCTTTCAATTTCTTTGTTATATAAAATTAAAGCATCGATGGCTTTTTGGGCTGCTTTCGAACCCATAAAGTCACCTTTTTTGCTTTTAATTTGTTGTACTTTTTGGAGAAGGTTAATGAATTGTTGATTCATGCTCATGATTATTAATTTGTAAAAATATATTTATATTCATTCAATTTTATAATTGCATAATATATAATGCACCTTGTTATAATTATAGCATCTATTGTTCTTAGTGAGACTGTAGCACAATATTACATAAAGAAATATCAAGAAATACCTTCAAAGTATTACTATTTAATGGGATTAGGACTTTATGGTATGGTTGTTTATTTATTAAATAAATCATATGAACATACTACTATGGGGACAGTAAAGATATTATGGGCTGGATTGAGCTGTTTAACCGTATTACTTGTAGGTAGATTTTTCTTTGGAGAGAAGGTAGAAGCAAATGAATGGATAGGCATGTCATTGATATTACTTGGAATAGCAATAACACAAATGAAAAAAAGCATGTGGCTAACAAAGCATTTAAGTAAAGAATTTAAATCACTTTTTAATTAAAATATTTTTTTAAGAATTTTTTAGAAATAATATTATCAAGGTGTTTTGCTTTGATATCTTTATATTTTTTGGAAGTATATTTTTGTATTTCTATTTTTTCAGTTATTTTTGGAACAGAATATTTAAACATTGAATATAATAACTATGTAGAAAATTAATTATGAAATAATTCATATATTTAATAATTAATTATATATATATGAGTGAAATGATGATAAGTTCAGGAAGTGTAAAAACAATTGTTAACAATAAAGTTATTCAGGATAAAGAATATGCATTAAAACATGATGGACAAAATATGAATTTTGGTGTAAAAGATGGTGTCCAGGGCAAATTAGTTTTGGGCAAATTAAATAATAAGG